ACTTGTAGTTTTCTCACCTTGTGTAGATAACCATACATAGTTCCCGGACCATGGTCTTCAAATGCCGTTGAACTGGTTTCATCACCAAGTGCTTTACTACTAAAACCTACTTGTTCTAATCCTACACCAGTCTTAGCTATAAAAGTTTTACCTTTTCTAGTAATGGCTCTATAATAGATACCACTTCGTCTCATACTAATATCACTCGTAATAGGTATTGAATTTAAATTATATGCTGAATCATCTACGGATTTTATAATCGTAGTATCTGCGCTAGATGCATCAAATATATTCCATAATTCAGGGCATGGTTGGTCAACTGTGCCTGCGTTTGTTTGCCCACTTAAAGTTATTTTTAATAGATATTTATCATTTGTTGCCCATGAAGAACCTGTAAATATAGCATTTCTTAAATTATACTGATTAGGGAACCATACGTTAGCAGCTGAACCACCACTATCTATCTTATAATATTGACTTTGAACAGGCATCAATTTCCAATTAGTAGAAGCACCAGCACCACCAGCACCTCCTCCTGCCCCTCCATCCTGAAATACTTTCGGAGTACCATCTACAACATCATATATATTTACCCTTCTCACACTACCAGTAATAGTACCAGCAGGCATCACTAATTGAGCATTACTGGCCGAAGTACCAGTATTACCCACCTGAAGGCATATTATACCGTTACCTGTATCTTCATCCCAACCATTAGCGCCACCACTTGCTACCCACCACATAGAACCAGAAGCAGTTCCGGTGGTTACAATAAATGCATACTTATAAGCACCTACATCATCCTCAGTTCCAATAGTTTGCATAGCAGTTTTATCAGCGGCAGCAGACAAAGTTACTTTAACCATTCCATCACCATAACCAGAAACACCAGCCACGTTAGTGGCAGTACCAGTTACTACCACATCATCTTGACCAGCAGCCACACAATTAGAAAATGTGCCACTAGCTGTATTGTATTGGCCACCACATAATTTTTTTATAGAAGTGTTAGACCAATCATGTGGCATATCAAAACTAATAAAACCAGATTTAGCAAATGAAGTATGAAAATCATCATATTTTTTAGTACTAGTATCTCTTTTTTCTCTATATATTTTTGTAGTATCAACAAAGTCTACATTTTTCCAATAAGCATTTTGTTTTTTAGTACCACTTTCATCTATATGTAAATACTCAACACCTGCTACCTTTAAACCACTAATATTAGTATAACCAGTTAAACCAGATTGTAATCCGTTTGTATAATTAGTAGCATTAAAAAATATTTTATTAGTTTTACTATCAAACGTTAACAATAAGTATTCTGCTTCTTGCGTTAAAGAGTCTGCATTTTTAATATCTTTTTGAGTTTCACCATTAACAGAACTTAATTTAAAAGAATTACCACTACCATTATTTAACATGGCAGAAGTATGGTCGCTCACAGGAGTTTCAGTTATACTCTCTGCTGTAGACCAATTTGGTGCAGGAGATATTCTAAATACTTCTGGTTGATTACTATTAATCGAACTACCTGAATTAGAAGAAGCCTGCACAGAAGTTCTTGTGCAATAATATTGGTCATATAACCTTCCAAAATCATCGAGCCCTACTGAGTCTTCTCTGAGATTACCTGAAGTAGTAGCTCCTCCAATGGGTGGGTTATACCAAGGATATATGTTAGCGCCACCTGAGCCAAATAAGGCTTGTGCTGCTACATTGTTCAACCCAATAGGATTGATTAAATAAGAGTAATGTTGCGTTACTATAGAAGAAGTTTGCTTAGTTCCAGAACCCAAGGTCTTAGTGGTGCCTACTATGGTTTCTAAATCCCATTGCTTAATAGGGCTTAACCACCCTTTACCACTATCATATCTATAATTAGATATAGTTTTATTAGAAGCTGCTGCCCTACTTTGTCCCATATCTAAAGTACTGTATCTAGTATTGTCATCAGCAATTTTTATCGGTGAACCAGCACTAACATAAGAAATAGGATAGTATTTACCATCGGCCGCTTTGGTAACTAAGAATATTTTTAATCTATTAAATACTTCATTAGTAGTGTAATCTGTATCTACAGCAGCAGCCGTAGTTCCAGTAGCTTTACAACTTACATATTTGAATTTTAATACCTGAGACCACAACCCTACTGTATTACTATTTGCTTCACCATAGAAATCATACACACCGTATTGATTAGCTGCTGTTGTGAAATTTATATCAAACTCTAAAGTTTGTAATTTAGACATAGAACCTAAACCAAACTGAGCTTCTGTATCATCACTAGAATTCTGCACTAATGAATTAATATGAGTCACACCCTCAACTGAGAGTGTTACTTGTTTTATAGTTCCTGTTAACTCAGTTCGAGTTACTGTAGGAGCTATAGCAATATACAATTGTTTGGCACCTTGTTCACGTAATATAGAATTATCTATACCTGAATTATTTTCTGTATTTTCAATTTTCATAATTGCACTAGGTGCTTTATCTGAAACGGTTGAAGATACTATACTACTATCTTGAGAATATGGTACTATATTTGTATTAGAAGATTCTGAACCATAATAACGAGATATAAACCCAGAAGAATTAACAGTCTGGATAATTGGTTTAAATATACCAGCTTGATTATAAGTATGTTTGACTGTCATAGTACCTTTAGGTTCTGTTGTTGTAACCCATTGGTAATTTGCTTCATCTTTTTTATTACTCGTTCCGTCATCCCAATCAATATATACTGCTCTTACATCTGAATTGGTAAAGGTTAAAGTGGCTGTGACTTCTTGATTCACATCAGGAGTAGAATCGTCCCAAGTTAGAGCCATTATATCGTTGTAGTCCTCCATGAAACATTATCAGTACTAGTTACTTGTCTAGGAGTTTTTCCTCTAATATTGTGGTAATCATACAAGAATAATCTAGCAGACCAAGTATTTTGTCTACTAGATGAAACGTCGTCTAAATCCGCAGTGTTTAATATAAACTCATCCCCATCTTCTGGAACATAGTATTTTTTATCATATAAAATAAATTCTTCTATTCTTCCCCTGAAATATCCACCCACTCCACCAAAAGACCAAGCTCCCAATTCTATATCAGAAGTTAAAGCTAGAGGTCCTCCTGTATCAGCAGTATAACCCTCTAATCTTCCATTAACATAAAGTTGTAAGTCTGGACCATCTTCACTGTCATTTTTATATGTTACAATAATACTAGTTGCAGTTTTACCATCACAAGGAATAAAAGAAGTACCTGTAATTTCTGCACCAGTGTCGTGTTTGTAAGTTATATTATTACCTCCATTTTTAGTTAACTTCCAATAATCTGGAGCCCCATTTTGAGTAGCAATTACACATGCTGAACCATCCATCGTTGAATCAAAGGTAACATGTGCTACAAGTGTATATTCAGACATATCTTTTAAACCAACATTATCTGAATGGTCTATTGTTACAGAAGCACCATTACTACCTGTACCGTATGAATTTCCACTTATAAATGGAGCATATCCTTGTATACCATCTACATGTGCTCTAAGTTTTGTACCGACTAATGCACTACCACTTGTGTCAGCTTTAGGATTATACCATGAATATGTTGGGGCAGTTGTTAAATTAGAAGGCTCTTCGTTCAATGGCACCCATAATGTAGCATTAGCATATTTATTTGGTACTGCACCTTCTTTCTGTACTATCAACATCCTATACCAAATATCATCAGCATCTTCTTTCCAATTGAATTTAACAGCGTTTAAATTTGCATCTGTTAATTCATAAAGGTTAACATCATTATCTAACAAATCAAAAGCAGGTTCTACAGCAAAACTATTTACAGTAGGTGGTAAATCTTCATATTCAAAAATAAAAGTAGGTTTATATTGCCTGCTATTACTGCCTGCATATTCGTCACCATATAAAAATATTTTGTTAACAACGGTAGCTGAAGGCATACGAATCATAGCGTTAAAACTACTACCTTCGTTTATTTCTGGCTCTAATACCATTTGTGTTATATCAAAATATTGATTTGTCTGTTTACGTACACCTTCACGTGCAACCTCTCCTCCATTTTTAGTTTCTGGATTATAAGGACCATAACCGTAATCATTAGTTAAAATAACAGCAGTGTCTGCTTCGGGGTCAAATAAGAAATTCCATTCATTGTCGTAAAGCGCAGATTCTCCAATGTTTGTTTGTGCACCAGAATCATAAGTATAAGCAGTCTCGTTATATGTTGTTCCTGTAATAGTGCTTACTGTAGCACCTGATAAATTATTATTTAATAAAGTAGCACTTTCAAATGTTCGTTGTGCATGGTCTTGGTCTCCTTTGGTCATAAGAGTTACCCAGTATTTATAGGGTGATATATATAGTTCTGATAGGTTTTCTTCGACGCACATAGCTTGTTTGTTTATATGAGAATCACTTTCTAACAAATCTTTATTAAAAGTAACTGTACCATTTGCTTCGACACTTCTTATACCATTAGCTAATTTTAAATTTATTATTGCAGCCAATTCTATTCCGATTGATGCATTACCTTTACCCCTACCAGCTTTATATATTATATATTCTTCATCTTCATTATATATATTAATTATGTCTGGGTCGGCAAGAACAACTTGGTTACTATTGAGATTATTACCATTTCTCGGTACATCTATAATTTTAGTAGAAGCTACTACATTCTCTCTTTTACCCCATTTGTCATATGAAGTAGAACCACTAATACTCATCATAAAGTTCCCCTTTTGAGTAAATCCATCAGAGGCCATATAATTATTGCTACCAGTAGTTACATTAATTTTATCCGTATCATCTTGTGTACTCACTACACCATATAATGTAGACCCTGTTGCAGTGTCAGCGTAAGTACCACTAGTCCAACTTGAACCATAAAATTGATATCCATAAAAATCATTTTCATCAGAGGTAACTCCTGTATCTGACCTACCTTCTAGTGACACCATACCACCTCCATACAAATCAGGAACTATTTGGTCTAAAGTACTAAATGTAGGTGTTCCAAATGAATTCATTAAAAAGTAACCTCTTCTAGAACTAGAAGTGCCACTGATAGGTAAATTAGTAGGATGGTCAAAACCAAAGGCCAGATATGAAGCAGGTGTATATTCAGTATAATTAGTAGCCATATCAGTAAATTCAACACTACCTGTTCCGGGGTTTAATGATGTTAAAGTATAAGGACTACCTGCTGGTGAAGCTGTAATCTTAGTGAGAGGAGATGTTACTGTTCTTCCTTGTGGGAATTGTATAACCGCAGATGAATTCTGTGTTGCAGTTGAATTAGCGATTTCTTGGTAAAAATCTACCAATTGTACATTATCTACGTATAATTCAGTCTCTGTACCATTACCAGCACTAACTAATGTACTATCACCTTGTTTAAAATAGACAGTGTCATCTTCAACCCATGGGTAATTTTGAACCCAAATAGTCATATGTTTAGGGTATATAAGTTTATTTTCGTCTGCTGCTCCACCAACAATTATAAAATCTCTAAAACTATATTGGTTACCAGTGTCGCTACCGGGGAAAGCTACATCTATATAGGGTAAATCTTTATCTGCGCTGACAGTTGGGGCGTCTTCTTGAGGGGTATCAAGTTCAAATACTGCTCTCATACCTACACCACCGCCATCAAACTCAGAATATGGATTACGTGATAAAGAAGTATTACTACGTTTAGCGTCTACATCTATAAAGAATTTTACAGTAAAATATTGATTCATAGGAATTTTAACAGTGCGTGGGTCGCCAGCTACATTGTTAAAATCAGTTGGTCTAATAAAAAGATTTTGTAAACGACCGGAATTAGTCGATAGCCACGGACTAGCGTTACTACCACTAACGGCTTTAGCTATACCATAATTACTAGTCCATCCAGTAGTAAAATCACTAGACCTCATAACAGGTAAAGCTTGTGCATAACAAAAAGCGTTATCATTATCATCTTGACCACCAATACCAGTTCTAGTAAACATAACACCTCCTACTATACATTCAGGATTTCCAATACCTAAACCACCAGCATTACCATAAGCGTTTCTAAGTCCATAATCTAAAAAATCATCTAAAGAAGTATGTGATTCCTTTGGTTTATAGTTAGAGAAAGTAATTACCACACTGCGTAAAAACGTTTCCATTTTATTTCTAGCAGTTGTTCCACCAGTACCAAACTCAGCAGCATCTAAGTCATAATAACCATTACTACTTCCTTGCATATCGTTATATATCAAACCCTTTGTACCGAATTGTGTTTTGTAAGTGTCTACACCAAATGTAATACCCGGTGATAATTTAGTTATGTTTAAATCTAAAGCTACATATGGTAAATATGTTCTATGGTCACCAAGTCTCTGTTGGGATAAGTCTTGTGTTAAAGGCATTGGAATGTCATATAAAGAAGCGTAATTAGTTTGACAATTTAATGTATTATCTCTTCCTAAATATTTTTGTATTTCTTTGTTGTCTGGAGAATAGTCCCATAAATGATACATACGCATGGCGTTAGCTCCACTTTTAGCATTATCACCAGATAATTCTACAGCAGATTGTAACACTGGTACACTAGTAGTAGAAATGAAAGGATTATATAAATCCATTGTGCTATAAATTTTACCAAACCTAGTGTTATTTTCAGTAGTAGTGACTGTATTGTCCTCGGACACCGAAAAGGTTTCTTCAGTATCCCATCGCAATATACCTAATTTTTCTAAATCAGTATCACGGAAATGGTAAGCTGTTGTTGTTCCTGCTGGAGATGGGTGAACAATTTTATATCTATAATTGCTATTACATGCGGCATCGTAATCTTCGCGAGACTCTAATGGGTCGGGTTCTTTTTTCAAGTAGATTCTTCCATGGTCCATACCCTTAACTTCACCACTCGTAACATCAGAAACATAACCATATACAGTGCTTCCACCCTCTGATGTAGGTTTCAAAGGTACTCCATTTGCAGCAGCTCCTTGAGTATAAACATTATATGCGCCTTCAAATTTAGTTGGATAAAAAGCTTCTTCTGCTAATAGTTCTCTAGCCTTTTTTTCTTCAGCAATACCACCTATATTACATCTAACATAATTTTTCCACGTAGGAAAATCCATACCTGAAACATATGGATTACCTCTACGTTTAAGAACACCGGGACCTTCCCTAGTAATTACAGTATTGTGTGACAAAGCAGCATCAGTCCCATCAAAATCTTCTGATAGATTAACTGTTTTAGTATATGCTAGATTATAAATTGCTATCCCATCACCTATAGGTGTATCCATTTCTAATTCAGTTTCCCAAGTAAGATTTACAACTCCACCAGATGTATAAGTAGTATATCCAGTTGAATTTATTCCAGATAATTCAAATGTATTAGCTGTTTTGTTTGCTACAGTGTATAAATTACCATTTACTTCCGTCATTCCACCTACACTGCTTATGCGTACTTTATCACCATTAGAAAAACCATGTGAAGCAGCAGTTACCACAGCAGGGTTAGCCTTGGTAATACCAGTTATAGCAATGTTAAGAGTGTGGTTTCCTGAGTAGTTTGTAGTAAGAGTTAAAGCAGTATCAGAAGATATACCCGCTATATTATAGGGGGATTTATATTCATTCTCAGCTCCTAACCATATTCTCTGACCTACAGTCACTTCTGGGGTTTCACTCGAGCTAACAATAAAGTTGGTATTGGTACCTACTACAGCGTCACTTCCGTTTGTTACGACTACGGTACCAGTAGTAAGTCTTTTGCGAGCATATTCCATCCCACCTTCTTCTACTTTGTAATCATCTCGTAATCTATACAATTCAGCTGTTGGAGTTACACCCATTGCATTGGTTGTATTTACTCCTGAAGCAAATGTTCTTAAGTATCCACCTCTTAGACTATAATTTCCTTGTTCGATATCATCTTCTGGTTTTATACTACCAGATAAAATTATATAGGGGTGTTCTTTACCAGTCGTCAAAGTATATAAAAAATCATTTTTTCTAGCAAAATCTTTATGTTGATTACTTGCGTGAACAGATGTAGAAATCTGTTTTTCTCTGTAAAACCTATTAGGTCTAACGGTAAAAGAGCTACCGGGCATTATACCAATCCTCCGAAAGAGTCTATTCCTATTGTAACATTGTTAAGCTTCATACCACTGCCCATATTATTCTGGGTTGCGCCATTATTTAAAAGTTGTCCTGCTGCCTCTGGTACAAATAACTCAGGTCCTTGCTCTCCTACAAGGTATGGAGCACCACCAGATGGGAATCCTCCTTGAGCCATTGGAGTTAAATATCCTCCACCAGCCTTTCCTTCTTCTGCTCTCTTTTTCATATACCATGGTATTGCTACACTAGCTCCTAAAGCAAGAAGACCAACACCAGTCATACCCAGTGCTCCTCTAGCTATCCAAGGTAGCGCTCTAGCAGCCGTTGGAGCTGCTCTTGCACCCATAGCACGCATAGCAGCACCTTTAGTCGCAAATCCTTTACCTCCTCTTCCGGGTACCATCCACCTTCCAGTTTTACCCTTAGTAATTCCTTTTGAACTGAGACGACCCATACCCATACCAAGACCGCCCATTCCAGAAGCTGCATTGTAGGCAATTTGTGAAGCAGTTGCTGCTGCTATTCCTCTAGATAAAGACCACCAAGCCAGTGTTGTAAGTGGTATTACTGAATTAAACATTTTGAAATAAACTATCATTTCTAACCAACCCGCTGGTAATATTTTCATTACATCTGTTATAAGCTTTAAAGGTAAATACAATAATTCGAAAACATTTGTAATCATTTTACCTTCTTCTGCTAAACTTTGTAAAGTGTCTAAAAGGTTGTGTATAACCTCGTCAAAATTTTCAATAAATACAATTGCAGCATCTTGAATTGATTGACCAAATTCTGTTAATTTTTGTATACCATCTTCTTCCACCACTATCATATCTTTTAATCCTTGCACCATATTAACTACAGCCTCATGGAAAGCATTAATAAATTCAGTTCCCTCATAAGAAGCATCTCTTAATGCAAAAATAGAAAATATATTTGTTTTTAAAATTTGGATTTGAGCAGATAATGCTTGGTTCTGTATTCGAACCATTTCATCCAATTGCCCACCAGCATTAGCAGTATTTTGAACTGCTTCAGTAAATTCATCAGAAGCTTGAACTAAGTGAATAAATGCCGTAGCACCACGCACATTCAAGTCTTGTATTAAAGTGGTTAATAATTCTGTATTCGAAGCTGTCTCAGGTCCTACTGCCTCAGCAAACTGAGCAGCTATCTCAGTTAATTGTTTCATCTCTCCTTCGGCGTTTAATATTTCAACACCCATCTTACGGAATCCTACTTCAGCATCCATAGCACTCTCAGCAAATTCAGCCAATGCTTGTCTAAGACCCCTACCTGCAATACCAGCCTCTAAAGCTCTATTAGTCAATATCTGTAAAGCCCCTAACAATTGGTCTATAGATTGCCCTGTAGAGGTAAAGAAAGGTAGAGCAAACTTAACAGCGCTTGATAAATCTTGATACTCAATAAGAGACTTCTGAATAGCAAAAGCGAATTTATCTGTAACTTCGGCTGCTTGGCTCATTTCCATACCGAAACCAAACAATGTTTGTGCAGTAAGTTTAGAGATAGTATTGTGGTCTCCTTGTACAGCCATAGATAACTTCAAGGTCTCAGGTAAAACTTGCATTGCCTCATTTGCTTCCAAACCTGCTGAAGCGAGCTGATAGAGCCCAGTAGCGCCGTTTTGAGTGGCAATACCGAATTCGTTACCGAATTTGATAATCTCGTTACCGACGTTAAATAAAGAATCGTTAGTTAAATTAAACACAGAGTTAGCATTCAGTAGCTCTCTTTCGAACTCAACTAAATCACTTGTGCTTTGTTGTAATTTATAACCAAAAGCAGCTAAAAGTGCTACTGAGTTACGTAAAGCATCCATAAAATTATCTTTCAAAGTAGTAGCTGCGCCAGATATTGTCTCACCCATTTCAGTACTTACAGCATCTTGTTCTTTCATCTCATGTGTTATTTCTGACACCTCGCCTTCAATTTCTTTAAGAACCTTTAACCTTTGTTTTTCTTTAGTTAGAGCCTTATCTTCAGCTTTTACAGTCTTTACAAGTTCGCGATAAGCTTCTTTTTGTTTTTTAGTTGTCTGTTTAGAGTTTTCTAAAAGTCTTCTTTTGCGGTTTAACTCTTCCTGCATCAGGTTAACAATACGCCTTTGACCAGCTATAGCGTCTGCACGGTCTTTTTTAGACATTGCAGCCATATTTCTAGCCATTTGTTGAGCTGCCTTCATACCAGTTAAACCAGCAGTTCCAGCAAAAAGTTGTTGACGAAGAGGTTTAGATAATTTAGCCCTCAATCTAGCATAATTTTGTTCTACATTTTTAAAAGATTTTCGGATTGAATTGTTTGTTTGTTGGTTAAGTTGTTTTAAATTCTGTTCTAAACGCACCCTAAGTAAATTTGCTGTTCTTGCAGCAGAAGTAGTGGTCATCGTATTTAACTTTCTTAATTTTTCTCTATGAACACTATCTAAATTAGATGCCATAGCTTGTTGTTTTATACGTTGATGTATTTGTTTAACACCAGTAGCAAGTATTCCACCTGTCTGTTGAAGAGCCTTTCGACTCGGAACAGCCAAACCTATAGCGACACGCGCTGCGAATACTTGTCCTGCAAAACCCATTATACTCCTTTAAAGCTTTGTATGCGTTTCTTTCCTATTTTATCCTCAAACTTACGTTTTTTCTCTAAGTACTTGATGTACTGAGAGCGTACTTGAGGGTTTTCTTTTGCCATTTCAGACACTTGTTTTTCAGTATACCCATCCATTGAATGTAATGCTTTGTATTCGTAGCATGCAGCTAACAAACCATCCAATTCTCTTCGAGGGGTACCTTTAATTTCGTTCCAACTCATACCAATTTCTTTCATTAATGGTATATATAATAACACCGCATCAGGCGATTCTAGCATCAGTCGCGAAAATTTGTTTTTGCGTCGTCCTCTGCGCCTAATATTTTGTTGGTGATGTTATATCTTAAGGTGGTTGGTAAAAGCGCCCATTGTTCTTCTGTTATAACAGGTCCATCTGGGGCCTTTTCATTAGCTTTCTGTAACATTTTTATAACTCTTTTAGAGCCAATTTCTTGATACATTGCCATTTTTTCTTCTTCTGGTAGTTCTTCAGATATTCCAGTAAATTTTGGTTCTTCTTTTTCTGTTAATTCACAAAATTGAAACTCCACTACCTTTCCTCTGTATTCTACCTCTTCTTTTTGCACTTCATCAGTGAGTGCGACTAATTCGTCCATAGACCAAATTTTCTTTTCTGTCATTATTTATCTCCTGAAGGGGGCTCAAGCCCCCCTCATATTAAATTATATTATCTATAAGTTAGCTGGTAATGTTGCTGTTACGTAGTTTGCACCACTAATAACAGGTGTAACCATAGATGTTAATTCGAGTGTTTCTTCAGTTGTACCGTCGGCACTTAAGCTAACAGTATGTGCTGATACTACACAGTTAGGTATTGTCATAACCTCTGAAGTACCAGATAAGTGCACGTAAGCACGATATCCGTATTCTACAGTAGGTTCAGATAGACCATCGTTAATAGATGTATCGTTGACGCTCGTACCTGATAATCCATACCTTAATTTATCAAAAACATATTCATATAAAGGGTCACTCTTTTTACGAGTTAGTGTTAAAGTAGTTTCCTTTTTAATTTCTGCCTTTAATGCTGTTCTCATACCGAAATATGTAATGTCTTCATCCAAAGCTCCAATACTCAAATCGACTGCTGTTAAGTCTGTTTGTTCAGTCTCAGTTACAGCAGAGCCACCGTCTTGAAGTTTTACAGCAAATGTTGCTGTAGATGTATTAACTACACTTGTACTTCCTGTTGCTGGAGAAACTCCCAATGTTGAGTTCTCAGTTGATAAGTAAACTGAGACATCTTTTCCTAAGTAAAAAACCATGCTTAGAAATCTCCTGTTGCTGTTAGAGTTTTATTTAATTCATCACCAGACAATCCATATACTGCTGGTTGATATGATGTAAACTCTAGTGTCTCTTCTTGAACGCCGTCTGCGTTAAGCGTAGTTGTGTAACCAGTTATACAACAGTTTTTAATACACATAACTTCTTCGTTCGATGTATTTCCTGCTGTTCCTGTTTTAAATTGTAAACTTACTCTATAACCATAACATGAAAAATCACCTGAACCATCTTTTACAGATTTAGGGTTAACTTTTCCTGTTCCAAGACCAGTATTACCATTACCCATACCAAATCTTGCTTTGTTGCCTGAACTATCTCCGTTAAAAATTACATCCCAGAGATTATTCTTTTTCTTTCTTGTTAAGGATACAGTGTATTCCTTCTTGATTTCAACCTTACCCGGTTGTTTCTGTCCTAAATAAGAAGTGTCTTCGTCCATGGTTCCTAGTGCTACTTCTACTCCAGTTATATCAGCATATGGAGTAAAGTTAGTCAAAGCTACTGCTGCATTCATATCGTCAGCAAATAGATTTGTTATTGAGCTTGGTGCACCTAGTTTAATAATAGGAGCAACAGATGTACTACCTGATGTACCAATTGCTTTATCAGCTACAGCGGTTTCTGTAGTTAAATAAACGTTAACGTCTCTGCCTAAAAAGTAAGCCATTAGAATTCACCTCCTTTTTCGTTTTTATTGTGGGTATATACCATTTTATTCACCTTTATTTTTTGTTGTCTAGACCTTCGGTACTTTGCATTCCACTCGTTACCTTTAAATTAGCTCGGCTTACTATATAAAGCTTTTGCTTAATCCTTACCATAATCACCACCAGTTCTGAAAGCAGCAACGCCTTTACGTCTAGATATAATAAAGGGAGAAATAGATACATTTCTTCCAACGTCATTTTTCCACGTATCTTGTGATGCTTTACTCCAAACACCCAAGAATCTTTTATTGGGATTTCCTTTGTCATCCCCATATGTCCATTCTTCTGAGAAGCTACCTCCTCGTTTACCCACCATACTGATGCTATTGTACCAACTTCGTGTTAATAAGTTACTTTTGTCAAACAAACGTTGATACCATTGAGCAAATCTTTTCGACGCTCCTCCTTCTCTAAAATGTAAAATCATCTGTTGTCTTATATTTTCAGCTATATCCATAGGCATCAGTCTAACATTACTCAGTACAGTCTCTCCTACAGCTATACCTGTGCTGTCTATTACCATTTGAGCAGCATTAACAGACGAAGATTCATACATATGGTCTACACGGTCCTGAGTAAGTATAGCTTGACTACTTGCATAAGTCTCAGCATCTGCAATATATCCACTCATTATCTTAGAATCAACCCCTTTATTTTCAACTACCCACTCACCAAAACCATTAACCAATTGATTTGCGCCAGCTCCTACTTCCATAACTATAATATGGGGTTCTGGTTCAAATCTAGGGTAAGTTACTTCCCCTACAGTAATAGGTTTAGCTGATATCATCGCAAAACCTAACATTTTTTTACCCAACCTTACTTGGTACAGATGTTTAGCTAATCCTGTTAACCCATTTAATTCGTTAATTAAAGTAGAACGACTAACTTTACCTATAAAATCTCTTAAAGTTCTATTTAAAAGTACATCACTACCTGCTTTAACTAAAGCTCTAGCTGCTAACATCCCTGACCCAGCAGCTCCTGCACCTCTTCCAAGCATAGTTGCCTCAGTTTTATTGTATAATTCTCTTTCCTCCTTACTCATCTTCAAAACAACATCTTTTATTGTCTCGTTCATTACGGTTAGTTTATCTTTTACATGAGCTTTAAATTTAGCCTCAGCACCCTTTTCACTTCTATCGTTCATCTCTTTTTGACTCATACTTAAAAGTTTTGAAGTAGTTGAGTTACCAGCGGCACGCGTCATTTCCAAAGAATGTACACCTTCCATTTCTTTTTTACCTATTTTGGTGTTTAAAAATTCCTTAAATGTCCCACCTGTCCTTTCTAGTTGAATGTCAAAATCATTACCCCAGAATTTACCACCTCTTTTAGGGCCTCGGTCTATTTGGTCCTGCGTCCTAGACATTTTTAATTCTTTATCTAACATTCTTGTAAGCTTACCTAAAGTTAACTCACCCACATCTCTACTCATTCCCTTGGGAGTTGCTCGTACATCCATCCTACTCTTAAACATATTAGCAAGTTGTTTTGCTGCTGTAGAGGTAGCTGTAGCCGCACCTTGTGGAGGTGCATTAGCAACTTGAGTTGCTCTATCTGGGCTATGATATCGACTCATATAAGCTAGTCCTTCTTCACCCTTTCCCATATAAGTTTTCATACGAGTTTCAAAACTATACTCTTTACCCTTTCCTGTTGTAGGAAGCATTTCATCTCCTTCAGGTTGGGGTGTAAGTTCAAAATAACCGGGTTCTGCTTCTGGGCGTAGCGACATAGCGTACTGTTGTGAAAACGGCATATATGGTTGGAATCCAACCGTAATGGTTCTCATTACATCTTGCTTTTGGAACTGAGTTGCCCAAGTAACTTGAGCCATACTATCTACTATTCTTGAACGTTACTACCATCGAAGCTTGACTAGTCCACAATTCCAATGCAGGGTCATAACCAATGTTTCTAAAACCACTGAAGTGACGTTCATCAACCTCAGTTGCAGCAGGCGTACCAGCGGCACCCTTTACAATATCAGCAAAATCAAGGTCCATAAGCACATTAGCTCCATTAAGCATGAGATAATTAAGCAACCTTCTCTCTTTATAGGGCTGTGCTACATTACCCCCTGACGTAGTATTGGTAATCGTAATAGAGCTTGCTCTATCTACCATGATATATATATTAAAGCCTATACCATAGAGCTCCCCTTTTGCCGCAGTTCCATCATTCTTAGTAATGTTCTGTCCCATAAACTGAGTTTCTATCCCATTTGCGACCATTTCTACAATTAAACAAGGATAGCTAACATCGTCTGTAGTTGGGAATTGACCATAAACTGTGACGTCTGGAGGGTCAGCAGACCATGCCGTAGCAGAGCCTGTAGTAGTGATATATGTGCCTGTACGGAGCTTGTCTATTAGAGCTCGTTCTATATTATTTAGATGGTCTGGTGGATTAGTTGGCATTATTCGTCGTAAGCCCTCCTCCTAGAATCATTGCGTCCTTGAGTTCTTACGCAATCAAAAATTATATATCCATCAGTCATATCTTTTAAGGAATGTACGTGCCATGATACTGATTTATAAAACTCAACTTCTTTTAAATATATTATGTCTGCATTAGTTGCTGGTCCTGTGTAGTTAAATTTAATAGATGCTAAATCTTTTTCATAATCATAAGTTCCTGCTACTGTAGTTGCGTAACGTGTACCTCCTTGATATACGCTAGTCGATGTTGTACCTGATAAAAATGGTAAATCTACAGTTAACCATGTATTTTGGGTAAGCGTTAAAGCCGCAGGAGTATAAGTTAATGTTTGTGCTCCGTTAGTATTAGTTATTACTACTGATGTAAGTGCTACATTATTATCGTTAGTTTTAATTTTGAAGCGAAGACGGTCTGCTTCTAGTACATTTTTATTACCAGTAGTAGTGTAAGTTACTGCGGTAGAATTACCGCTAACTAGTATAGATTCTCCATCTGAAATAGGTGTATTACCACCTGTATTTACCCATTCCGGATTAGGATTACTATTCCCACTAGTAAAAACACTATATACTGTTCTATAATTTGTAATTAGTCTATCCCAACCTTCAATTTCATTAAAATCACCATTATTATTTTGATTAAAATTATCATATTTTTTGATAGTTGTTATGTTTGGGGTGTATATCCTAGCAGCTCCAATAATGTTACTTCCTTGTCTCTGTTGTTGATAGTCTGCTGTAACGGCAGGTCTTATAATTGCAGGCAAATCAGGTATTAAAAGTTCATTAGAACCTATAGTTCCAGAAGGTACTCCATAAGCATCTGTTTTGTATATAGCTGGTCTGTGATAAGTTACTTTTTGGGCTTGTTCGGTTCTATATCGTAGTGCACGAAACACTCGATTCATATTCAAAGCACCGGGTCGGACGCCTTGTGAACCAATAAGACCCGGCATTATTCGCCTCCAGTCCCTCTTGGCCTTGGATACATATCTTTAGTAGAGTTAACACCTGTAACGTTTTCATCCCAGTTGACCTCTCCGAGGTATGGGTCTGCATTGTATGTTGTAGTCTTGATGCTAAGGGCATTTTTCATAACAAGTTGTTGTTCTGCTAGTTCTTTGAAATGTATAAAAGCATCTCCTTCGTAATAAACTGCCAAATCTCCAACTTGAATTCTTTCTATACCCATTCCGTTTTGTGCAATAGAGGCTAAATAACAAGAATAATACATAACAGCATTATTATCTGTGTCATTTGCATCTAAAGTAAAAGCCACTCCCATTTGTTCGTAATACCACTCAGCAGATATATCCATTAATAAATCTAAAGAATCATTATCTAATTCCTCTTGTTCTATACCAGCTAAAAGTCGAACTCTGTTACGAAAACCTACGTTCCATGCTACATCTACCATTTTACCATTTTACTTTATTAGCCCAATATGCTGCTGACATCTTACCTTTTGCGATGTTTTTACCATGTCGTGCTTTAAAGCTTTTCCTCCTTGCTTTTTGTCTTGCAGACTCACCTTTCTTAGGTTTACCTGCGGTTCTAACTCCCTGTTGACCAAACCTTATTAATTTTGTTTTACTACCTACTTTAGCTACAACTACGTGAGATTTCTTAGGGTGTTTAGGAGTTCTTTTAGGTTTATTATAACCTGATACTCCTGCTCGAGCTAGTTTTGGGTCTTTTTTCTTAACTGCCATTATTTCTTTCTCCTTTTCATTGTTCTTTTTTTAGCAGTTTTTGCTGCTCTTTTAAATTGTTTACGAGTTGGCGCACCTTTAGAGCCGGGTTTTCTCATTTTTTCACCTGACCCTTTTTTAATGCGTTTACGTTTTGCGTGTATGTTAGCGTATAGTCCTTTTTTCTTTTTTGGTGCCATTAATATCTCCTTTTTGTTTTTTTCTTAGTTTTCTTTTTATATGCCATCTACATCATCCCCCATGCACCTACACCTGTAGCTGCGGAAAGAGCAAAACCAACTAGCCATCTGACTTGTCTTTTGATGTCTTCTTCCCACATTTCATGGTGAGCTAAATGATTCGTAAAGAGTGTTTCGAATTTTTCCATTCTATTAAAAATGGTGTTGACGCGTTCGTCTATGCGAATCAATAGTTCTTTATCTGTTGTATCCATATATAAACCTTTCCTTATGAGTTAATCAACTCCGTATTTCTATCTAATTTATCACCATGTAATTGTATATCTCTGTCGTCAGCAGTATCTGCATCTATTTGTTGGTCGTGGTCAATTGTTGGGAAATATTGGTGTATATCACCAGTACAATCCGTAACTAACCCAGTTACTTTAAGTTCTTCGTTGGTTACATTTAAATTAGTAACGTTACCTACAACTGTCCAATCATTCTGGGATTTAAAAGTAGTGCCTGCGCTAGTTCCGCTGATTAAACATCCCGGACCTGCCGAAAATGTATTTGTAGTTGTACTTATGTCTAATCCGGTTGTATTTGTGAGTTTTAAAGTACTAGAATTTAATGTAAGAGAAGATGAATTTTTTAGAATCATTCTACTTGTATCTATATTATAATCTACGCCGCTACTGCGCGTATTTAATCCACAACTATCTTGAATAGATATGTAATTACTTCCAGTTATATTACCACCCAGAGATACATTGTAATTAGTACCACCGTTGTATGAGTTATCGTATATCAAATAATTAAATGTACCTGCTGGCTGAACATTACTAACACTTTGTCCAACAAAGTAAAAGGTATATAAATTTTCAAAATCAGCACCTGCTGAATATGTACCTTGACATACTACGTTAGGGTAATATCCTGAACTTCCTCCTGAAACTTGGAAAGTTCCACCTCCATGTGTTAATGTACCTCCAGAGACAATATATAAAGCAGATGCCACATTTAATTCGTTATATATATTAGTAGTTTTTCCACTTGCAGCAACTGTGAGATTATAGAACTCTGTATCTCCGTTCAAATACATAGTTTTACCATTTCCTGTCATATCTACAGTAGAAGTACCTTCTATAAATGTTCCTGCTCCTGCCCAAGCTCCATTTACTAAAAGCCCATCAACATTAGTTACTGCTGTAAGATTGTCTATTGAAGTTCCAGTTCCTTCATCAAATTGATACCATCCTTTCAAATCGCCTTGAGGAGTATTAAAATCTGAATCTGCATCCATAGTTGCATAATCATAAAACATCATTGTTCTTATTTCACTATCTGTAAGTGTATGATTCCAAACAGATACTCTTCCTATATCTCCTATATATCCAGCACTTGCACTATGAGTATCACTGCTACTTGTGTTATAAGCACCTATTGTAAATATACCTTCATCGCCACTAGCTAAAGTAACTGCTGTAGCTCTGTTTGCATATAATTGTCCATCAATATATAATTTAAGATTTGCTCCATCATATGTCATTGCATAATTATGCCATTTACCATCACCTGCATTTTTCCAATCACGACTAACTCCAGCTTCCGCACCATTAGTAGATACATAAGTAGAACCTCCATCTGAATTTACTGCGGCTCTTACTGAGCCATTAGCTTCTCGATACAAAATAAAATGTCTACCTGTGCCAGCTCCTCCCCAGAATGAAGTCATTATTCCTGCCTGTGAAGAATCTGATGATTTAGCCCATACTTCAACTGTTAAGTTATTGTTAGACCATCCTGTAAAATTATTTGCGGTATCATAAGTTCCAGCTCTCATATAATCTGAAGTGCCATCTAATGTCAAAGCACTCTTACCAATAAGACCACCAGTGGAAGTCCAATCTCCTGATAAAGGAAGTGTAAATGTATTACCATCTAACTCTGCTCCTGCTACCGTAGTTATATTAACTATAGGAGTTCCTGAAGCTATGTTATGGTCTCTT